GACCGTCGCGTTTGTATGATTGTTTCCATGCGATCACATTCCGACCGGCTGCTCGACGCGATGCGGATTCTCAGAACCGTGAATCCGGAAATCACGGTGCTCTATGCCGCGATCTTCCTGGAGGTGGGTGCTGCGGCACCGAAGGCGTACCCCATGAACGAGCTTCTGGAGCGGTTCGGGATCACCCGGGCGACGGCCTCGAGGGCGGTGTCGTGGCTGTCGAACAGCAAGTACCCGTCGGGCAAGGATCGTCTTGCGGGTCACGGGCTCATCAAGGCTGAGGAGAACGAGCAGGACAGGCGCAGGGTTGACCTGTACTTGACCGCGAAGGGCCGGACCCTGCATGAGCAGGTGATGGCCGCACTCGAAAGGAAGTAGGCATGGCGATCACGAAGCGAGGCGGGTCATGGCAGGCGTCGGTGGTCGTTCCCGGGGGGAAACGGCTTCGGTTCTCGTTCCGGGACGAGCAAGGGGCGAAGGTGTGGGAGAAGGAGGCGGAACTGGCGATAGCCAAGGGGTTGTCTCCGGTTCCTCCTGCGCGTGGGCTGCATGATTCCGGGTCGGTCCCGGGGAGGACCTTGGGTGACCTCTTGGTGCTCACGCAGCAGGCCAAGTGGGCTGCGCTGAAGACCGATGCGATGTTCCTGACCGGGTCGCAAGTGGTGAAGGAACTCGGCGGCGACCTTGACGTACGCGAGGTCGATTACCAGCGGGTCGTGGCCTGGGTATGGAACCTCCGTTCGTCCAACCTCGCGCAGGCGACGATCAACCGACGCCTCGCGGCGTTGAGCTCGATGCTCAACGTGGCGCAGGAGATGAAGTGGATCACGGAGAAGCCGAAGATCCCCTACGGCAAGGAACGCAAGGGTGAGCGTCGGTGGCTTCACCCCGAGGAGGAGGAGGCGATCCTCGAGAAGCTGCAAGGCAGGCGGGAGTGGGGGTTGTGCGTCATGGCCGCCGAGACCGGGTTGCGTCTCGGTGAGCTGCTTTCGCTCCGTTGGAGGAACGTGGCGCACGACCGGGTGACCGTGGTGGAGTCCAAGAACGACGACAGCAGGACGGTCCCGCTGACCCAGCGGGCGCGAGGCGTGATGGACGCCTTGCCCAGGGTCGGGGAGGGGCCGTTCGCCGGTATCAACCGATTCGAGGCGAGCCGGCGGTTCCGCAGGGCGGCGGTGGAGGCCGGAATCACGGACGAGAAGGTGGTGTTCCATTCCCTCCGACACACCTGCGCTTCGCGTCTGGTGATGGCGGGGGTTGACGTCAGGCGTGTGCAGGTGTGGATGGGGCACAAGAGCATCCAGTCCACGCTGGTCTACGCCCACCTCTCCTCGTCTTCGTTACAGGACGCCGTGGCACAACTGGACCGCTGCACACAGACACACTATCTTGTGCGCCACAGGCACGACACATGTGGCAGAATAAGTGGCATTGTGCCACCAAGATCCAATAATAACATCGCGTAACAAGCGGGCGTGGCGGAATTGGCAGACGCATCAGATTTAGGTTCGCGTATCAAGACCGTTCTGCATACAAGACTGTCACACAAGAAGTGGTGTATTCGCCTTGTTTCTTGGGAAACGACACGTTCCCGACACTCCCGCATAGGAAACGAAGTCACCGGATCGTTGCTGATCGTGGCTCTCGTAAGCGTTTTGTTGCGCTCGTAAGACAAATTGTTGGCACACTTTCGACACAAACCTAGCAATGCCAAGGATGGCAGATAGGCTCGGATAATGGGGAAGATCAGCCAGAGGGAACTGGACCTTGAGTCGTTCGAGCAGGGACGCAAGCGGTACTACCGGAACGTCCGGAGGGCCATGACGAAGGGGTGCGAGAGCGAGACCAACTGGGGCGCTCGGATGACCGAGAGCGCCATCCTGCCGTTCTCGACCAAGCTCGAGGAGGTCCTCAAGACCGACACGGGGGTCGGGGCGGTCCTGCTCAACGCCCTCGGCATGGACGTCGAGACGGTCGCCATGATCGCCTTCAGGAGCCTCCTGGACGGGTGCAGCAAGAACAACAAGACCTTCACCCGCAGCTGCATTGAGGCCGCGAAGGTGATTCAGTCCGAGGCCATCGCCAAGGCCATGCACGGGAAAGACCCGGAGCGCATGAAGCGGTTCAAGTCCTGGGTGCAGGCCCGGGGCGGCCAGCGTCAGGCCAAGGACATCAAGCGGATCGCCTCCTACGTTTATCCGGACATTATCGAGGAGTTTGGGTGGTCCGACGAGGAGGCCCTGAAGGTGGGGTACGTCCTCGCCATGACGGCCTGTCAGTCCACGGGCCTCTTCGAGCGCATCACGTTCAAGCGCAACGCCAGGACCGCCGTCTCGATGCTGGTGATGACCAAGGAGGCGTGGGAGTACGCGCACAAGGCCATGCGACACGGGGAGACGCTGCGGCCGGTGAAGCTGCCGATGGTGGTTCCTCCGCGCAAGTGGGCCTCCCCTGAAGACGGCGGGTACGAGGTCGGCTTCGGTGATCCGCTGGTCAAGGGTTCCTCGAAGGTCGCGCGGGCGTCCCACGGCAAGGACGCGATGCCGCAGGTCTACGACGCGATCAACACCATTCAGCACACTCCCTTCAGGGTGAACCAGAAGGTGATGGAGGTCGCGCTCGCCCTGATGGAGAGCCGAAGCCCCCTCGGTGATCTCGACGTGCATGACGAGAAGCCGATGCCTCCCAAGCCGCCAGAGGCGTCGATGGACAACCTCACGCCCGAGCAGACGCTCATCCGGCGGCGCTACTACATGGACTGCACCCGGATCGCTGACTTCAACCGCAAGGTGAGCAGTCGCCGGCTCGGGGTGATCCAGACCCTCAACCTCGCCGTGAAGTTCGCCTCGGAGCAGGACCTCCGGTTCTTCCAAGCCGCGGCGTTGGACTTCCGCGGGCGCTTCTACTGCCAAGCCACGGGCCTGTCGCACCAAGGCAACGACCTCCAGCGCGGCTTGGTCGAGTTCGGCATGGGGCACCCCGTTCCTGCCCGCAGCGAGGCCATGAACGCATGGCTCCGTCATGGTTCGGCGGTGTTCGGGAAGAAGGGCACCCTTGAGGAGCGGGCGGCCTTCATGGCCGGCATGATCCGCTCCGGAGAAATCGACGCCATCGCCAAGGCACCCCTCGACACGGTCCACCTGTGGGGCAAGGCGGACGAGCCGTTCTCGTTCCTTGCGTGGTGCCTCGACATGCCCGGAGTGCGAGCAGGCAAGCCCTCGCACCTGATGGTGGCCGTGGACGGTTCCTGCAACGGGCTTCAGGTCCTCAGCCTCCTGCTGAGGGACGAGGTCGGTGCTGCGGCGGTGAACGTGCTCCCGGCCTCGAAGCCGAGCGACATCTACCAGCTCGTCGCGGACCGCACGATGGAGCGCATCGCGGAGGCTCGGCTCCTGGGCGAGGAGTACGCCGACGGCTGGCTGTCGCTCGGTGTGTCCCGTTCGATGGTGAAGCGCCCCGTCATGTGCCTTCCGTACTCGATCAGTCAGCGGAGCGCGATGCTTTACCTCAAGGAATCGTACTTCGAGTTCCACCGCGATGGCCCGTGGGCTGACCCGAGCAAGCCGTGCGGCTTCCTCATCCGCAAGGTGTGGCCCTCGATCAAGGAGATCGTCCTCAAGGGCGGCGAGTTCCTCGAGTGGGCCAAGGTCGCGGGCAAGGTGGTCGTCAACGCGAACATCCTGCCCATGTGGGTGACGCCCGACGGCTTCACGGTTCAGCAGAACTACTGGTCGTACATGCCGAGCCGGGTGAAGACGACGCTCGGCAAGGAGGCCCACATCTGGCAGATCAGGAACAAGACCGCCAAGATCGACCGGCGCAAGCATGTCTCAGGGCTGGTCCCGAACCTCGTCCACAGCCTCGACGCGACCGCGGCCCGGATGACGGCCCGCAGGCTTGCCGCGGCCAAGGTCCCGGACATGGCCTTCGTGCATGACTCGTACCTGGTCCATGCCGCGTTCCACCCGGTGCTTGCGAAGGAACTCCGGGAAGCCTGGGTGGAGACCTTCTCCGGAGACCCGCTGGCCGACTGGGTGCGGCAGATCAACGCGCAACTCCCCACGGGGGTCTCGCTGCCGCCGCCCCCGACCTACGGAAACCTCGACGTCTCGGTGATCCGGGACTCGAAGTATTTCTTTGCCTGACATTCGTTCCGCTTGCAATACCATCTCGCTCCCGTTACAATCAAGGACCAAGGAAGGATACCCATGAAGAAGGCGAACCAGAACGCGACCACCCCGGCAGGAAGCCTCCAGTACCCGGCGCTCATCGAGCCCGACACCCGGTTCAACCCGGACGGTCTGTTCAAGACGAACATCGTGATCCCCGCAGGCGATGCCGCGGACAAGTTCGAGGAACTCCTCGAGAACGCCAAGAACTCCGCCATCCAGTTCTTCCAGAAGGAGAGCGGGGGCAAGAAGGTGAAGATCAACGCGAGCGAGCCGTGGGAGCGCGACGAGAGCGGGAACCTGGTCGTGAAGACCAAGCTCCCGGCCCGCGTCGAGACCAAGAGCGGCAAGAGCTGGACCCAGCGTCCCGCCCTGTTCGACTCCAAGGGGCAGAAGATCCCGACCGATGGTCTCCGCATCGGCAGCGGAACCCGGGCGCGGGTCGCTGTCGAGATCGCCCCCTACAACGTGCCGGCCACCGGGGCAGGGATCAGCCTCCGCCTGCGCGGCGTCCAGATCATCGAGCTCCGTGAGCCGTCCGGTGGTCGCGCTGAGGACTTCGGCTTCGGTGCGGAAGAGACCGGCTTCGTCGCTGAGACCTTCGACAACTTCGAGGAGGACCGCGAGACGGTCCCGGCGAAGGACCCGAAGAACAAGGTGAAGGCCCAGGACTTCTGATGCCCAACAACCGGGAGCGGGGAAAGAGGGGGGAGCGGGATGCCCGGGATGCGATACGCAAGTGGTGGGGCATCACCACGGCGTACCGGGCAGCCCAATCCTCCGGTTCCCTCTCCGCCGACCTCGGCGGCACGGGCAACATTCATTGCGAGGTCAAGCTCAGGAAGTCCATCGCGGTCTACGACTTCATCGAGCAGGCCATCCGCGACTGCAAGACCAAGGTTCCCGTCGTCTTGATGCGCCGGGACAGGAGCGACTGGCTCCTGATGCTCAGGCTTGAAGACACAGAGAGATTCATCCATGCACTCCAAGAACTCGTACAAGGTCGTGAACAACCCGCAGCTCGTCCCGACGGACCCGGAGAAGCCGACCTTCAAGATCGAAGGTAGCGACCTACTCATCTGCTACGGGGACTTCATGGTCCGCCTCAACGGGTCCGAGGCCCGGATGCTGGCGCAGTTCATCGACCGAAGCATGAACAACTTCTCCTCGCTCATCGCCAACTGGGGCGAGGCTGCGAAGGTGACCAAGTCCTCCTGCTACGCCGTGGAGGCGTGAATGAACCTCAAGTACGACGGGCAAGGAACGCTCGTCACGGTGTCCTTCTACATGAAGGAAGCGGATCACCCCTGGGATGCCGGGGTGACGATCCGGAGAACCCGGGCAGGGAAGCCCGGGACCGGATCGAAGGTGGACGAGAAGTGGCTTCCCGTTGAGCGCACCGACGCGATGGCCCTGCTCAAGCACATGGGCGAGCGCGTGAACGCCGTGTGGGCCTGCGGCGACCGCACCGCCATCGTCGTCGCCGGCGCATGAGCGAATCGAGGTTCATCCGGCATGAGCCGTGCCCGAGATGCGGGTCGAGGAACAACCTCGCCCGGTACTCGGACGGCCATGCGTACTGCTTCGGCTGCCAGCACCACGAACGAGGCGACGGCGAGCCACCGATGGAACGAACGAAAGGAAGGTTGGCAGGGATGATCGAAGTCGAATACGCGGCCCTGGAGAAGCGGCACCTCACCGAGGAAACGTGCCGCCTGTGGGGATACGGGATCGGGGAGCACCAAGGGCAGCCTGTGCAGGTTGCTCACTACCGGGACGCCTCGGGCGAGGTTGTTGCACAGAAGATCCGCACCGCCGACAAGCAGTTCCGCATCCTCGGGGACGCCTCTCGGATGGTCCTGTTCGGTCAGCACCGCTTCTCCGGGCAGGGCCGGATGGTCGTGGTGACCGAGGGCGAGATCGACGCCATGAGCCTGAGCCAGGTGCAGGAGCACAAGTGGCCTGTCGTGAGCGTCCCAAACGGTGCTCAGTCGGCACCCAAGGCGATTGCAAAATCCTTGGATTGGCTTGAAGGTTTCGACCGAGTGGTGTTCGCCTTCGACATGGACGAGCCCGGGCAGAAGGCGGCCAAGGAATGCGCCAAGATCCTGTCCCCCGGGAAGGCGTTCATCGCCCAGCTCCCGATGAAGGATGCGAACGACTGCATCCGCAACGGCAAGGCGAAGGAGTTGGTCAACGCCACTTGGATCGCCCCCGCGTACCGACCGGACGGCATCGTCGCAGCGCAGGACATCTGGGAGCGCATCGAGTCCTTCGACGCCTCGCCGGGGATCGCCTACCCGTGGGAGCCCCTGACGAAGATGCTCCACGGCATACGGCCCGGTGAGCTGGTAACGGTCACCGCAGGCACGGGCGTCGGCAAGAGCCAGTTCTGCCGCGAGCTCGCCTACCACCTCATCAAGAACGGGACCCCGGTCGGCTACATCGCCCTCGAGGAATCCGTGGCCCGCACGGCCATCGGCCTGATGAGCCTCGAGGCCAACAAGCGTCTCCATCTCGGTGCCGACAAGGAGGAGCTGAAGGCGTCCTTCGACCGGGTGTTCGGGGAGAACAAGGTGTTTCTCTACGACCATTTCGGGTCCACCGAGGGCCAGAACCTCCTCGACCGTATCCGGTACATGGGCAAGGGGCTTGGCTGCAAGGCCGTGGTCCTTGACCACATCTCCATTGCGGTGAGCGGACTGAACGACGGGCAGGGGGATGAGCGCCGGATGCTCGATGCGCTTGTGACGAAGCTCCGTACCCTCGTCGAGGAGACCCAGATCACCCTGTTCATGGTCTGCCACCTCAAGCGCGTGGACGGCAGGAGCCATGAGGAGGGAGGCGAGGTGAGTCTGAGTCACCTTCGGTCGAGCCAGGGAATCGCGCAGCTCTCCGATGCGGTGATCGCGCTCGAGCGGAACCAGCAGGGCGAGAACAAGAACCAGACCCGGGTTCGTGTGCTGAAGTGCCGGTACACCGGCGAGACCGGGACGTGCCTCGCGCTTGAGTACGACAAGGAGACGGGGCGCATGAGCGAGTGCCCGATGTTCGACCCATCCGAGGACGCAAAGGAAGAGGAAGAAGTTCCGTTCTGACCCTAGCGGTCTCAATGATCGTCGATAGATTGTTCGGCAGAGAAGACAATCCGGCGAAAGGATCACGGATGATCGACGCGGAAACCATGTTCATCGACGGATGCGATCAGGCCATCATCGGATGGGCTTGTCGCTGCGGACAGCCTCCCCTCGTCGTCTACGACCACGACAAGCTGGTCGAGAAGTTCATGGCCGACGGCATGACCGACGAGGAGGCCCTTGAGTGGATCTCCTTCAACATCGAGTCTGCTTGGCATGGCAAGGGAACGCCGGCAGTCATGCACCCAGGGGACGCCGACATGGTCCGTGAGGCGGTCGGAGGATGAACCAGACTTTGCATGAGTGGCCGACTGGTCGGTATCAGGTCATTTGCGCTGATCCCCCTTGGTCCTATCTATGGGGGACCGGAAAAGACGGCGGGAACTTTTCCCCTGAAAGGCACTACCCAACAATGGACACGGACGACATCTGCCGTCTTCCTGTCCGGTCTCTCAGGGACAAGAACTGTGTCCTTGCATTGTGGGCGACCGGGCCGTGTCTTCCTGACGCATTCAGAGTCATGGAGGCGTGGGGATTCAAGTACAAGACGATGCTCTTTGTCTGGGTAAAGCAGAACCCGAAATCCGCAACCATTGTCTGCGGACCTGGGTCATACACGCGATCCGCTTGCGAGTACGTCTTGCTCGGCATGCGCGGTCATGTAAAGCGGGCAAGTACTTCTCCGATCTCTCAGGTGGTTCTTGCTCCTCGCCGGGGTCACAGCAAGAAGCCGGATGCCGTGCAGGATGCCCTTGACAGGTTGTTTCCGGATGGCACTCGCCTTGAGCTGTTTGCTCGAAGGAAGCGCCCGAATTGGATGGTTTGGGGAAACGAAGTCCAGGATGAGACATGCTTGTTTACGGGGGATCCGGCATGAACCCCGTCATCTTCGACATCGAGACCGACGCACTCGACAACTACACCCGGATCCACTCCATCGTGGTCCGGGACGCGGTCACGGGCGACGTGCTTGCATCCACCCATCAGGAGATCGGGCACGGCGAATCCCTCCGGATGCTCGCCAATGCCGGGGTGATCGTCGGCCACAACGTCATCAACTTCGATCTCCCCGCGCTTGAGAAGTTGCTCGGGTTCCGTACCCAGGCGCAGGTCGTGGACACCTTGGTCCTCTCGCGGTTGGCCTACCCGGACATCAGGACCGACGACTACAAGCGCGAGTCCTTCCCGAAGGCGATGATCGGGAGCCACTCGCTCAAGGCGTGGGGCTACCGCCTCGGCATCCACAAGGACGAGTTTGGCGAGGATGCGGACTGGTCCCGCTGGACCGAGCAGATGCAGGAGTATTGCGAGCAGGACACGGAGGTCACGCGCCAGCTTTGGCACCACCTGATCCAGCAGGCGATCTCGGACCGAGCGTGGGAACTCGAGCACAACGTCGCGCTCATCTGCCGGGACATCGAACGCGCCGGGTGGTCCTTCGACATCTCCGGTGCCGAGCGCCTCACGGCCCAACTCCTGACCAAGCGACTGGAACTCAAGGAGAAGCTGGTGAAGGTCTTCCCTCCCAAGAAGGAGGTCCTGAAGACCAAGACCAAGACGATCCCGTTCAACCCGGGAAGCAGGCTCGACATCGCTCGCGGGCTGAACGAGCTCTACGGATGGAAGCCGGTGCTTGTCACGCCGTCCGGTCAACCCAGGATCGACGAAGAGATCCTCTCGGAACTCAGGTACCCGGAGGCCGAGATGCTGACGGAGTACCTGTTGGTCGTGAAGCG